TGATGGCAAGCCGTGGAATGGGAGCAATGTCTCCAAGTAAAATGCCCAAGGGAAGTCGTAAGGCTCGCCGGGACGATACTGACTTTACTCAGTTTGATTCAGGCGGGGATGTCTCTGACAAAGAGAAAGAAGAAGCGGTTAAGTTTGGCGTTCAAAATCCACGTTTAAACTTGGATAAAAATGCAAAAGAACTGGCTGGTCGTTTAACTGCCGAAAAACAATTGGGTAAAAACACATCTTTGCAGGCATACTTAGACGCAAAGATGGACAAACGTGGCCCCGGTATACAGGGCGGCGGCGTTAGCCTCACCCATAGGTTTGCAAAAGGTGGTTTAGCTAAACAAGCCGCAACCGCTATTGCTATGAAAGAAGCTGGCGTTAAGCCTAAGAAAATGGCTGAGGGCGGATCTTTGAAAGAAGTGGACTCTGGAGAAAATCCGGGTTTAGCCAAGTTGCCTACAGATGTACGTAACAAAATGGGATACATGAATGATGGTGGTGCTGTTGGCCTTTATGCCAACATTGCCGCTAAGAAAAAAAGAATAGCCTCTGGTTCTGGTGAAAAAATGCGCAGTGCTGGTAGCAAATGCGCTCCTAAAAAGGGAGACTTTGCTAATGCCGCTAAGACGGCTAAATTTGCGGAAGGCGGTAAGTCTACAGTCAACTCCGCAGGCAACTACACCAAGCCAGAGTTACGCAAACGTATCTTTAATGCGGTAAAGGCGGAAGCCACAGCAGGCACAGGCGCAGGAGAATGGAGCGCCAGAAAAGCACAAATGGTTGCACAACGCTACAAAAAAGCTGGCGGGGGGTACAAAGATTGAAAGCTCCCCAGAAATCTCTTAAGGATTGGGGCGACCAGAAATGGCGTACCAAATCGGGTAAGCCGTCTAGCAAAACGGGTGAGAGATATTTGCCTGAGGCGGCTATTAAGTCTTTATCTCCTCAAGAGTATGCGGCTACAACCAAAGCCAAACGTGCTGGCAAGGCATCTGGTAAACAGTTTGTAGCCCAACCCAAAACAATTGCAAAGAAAACGGCAGGATTTAGATGACCATTACAGGCCCAAACTTTTATTAACTTTACAAAGATAGTTAAAAATGAACTCCTTATACAACAGATTAATGGCTGAAAAAGGCGCACCTCGCGCCGCCAACAACCCCAATACAACCCAGCTTCGTAGTGCTCCTATGAACTTGCGTTCTGCTATGCAAAAATATGCTGTTGGTGGTGGCGTTGGATCTCCTCCACCATCGGCTAGTGACATCAATAGTTTTGTGCAAGCAAACATGGGAAACCCGCAAGCCATACTGCAAGCGGCTCAACAATATGGTGTAAGTATGGATGCCCTTGCAGATGCAACAGGTTATTCATCTGCTCAAATTGATGATTATTTTGGAAATGCAGGACTTGGGAGTTTTAATGCACGACCCGCTCCAGTTGTAGAAGGTTCTGGATTTATTAAGCAAACTCCAATTCCACCAGTTATGCCTAGTGAAGGATTAAATATTCCTCCACAGCCAGCAGATATCCCGTTAACATTTATGCCGAACGAAGGATTAAATGAGCCTGAAGTTAATTTCAAAAGTTTTGTTCCTGAGTATCGTGAAAAAGCAAGTAATTCTGTGGAAACTGAAAACCCATCTATGTTTTCGCCAGATCCAAATCCAGTCCAAGGGCGCACTAAAAATTTAGATCCTGTTCGAGGTGTTTTTAATGACCAAACAGTTTCACCCGAGCTGTTAAGAAAAATACAAGAGAGTATGCGTAATCCGTTTGGATCTCAGTTAACGCAACAAGATGAGTTAATGAAGCTTATTCAGCTTTTGAAGGGTACATAATGACCACTACCGGCTCAACTCTCTTTAACATGGATTTCACAGAGATCGCTGAAGAGGCGTGGGAGAGGGCTGGCCGGGAGATGCGTTCAGGTTATGACTTGCGTACAGCACGTAGGTCAATGAACCTAATGACCATTGAGTGGCAGAACAAAGGTATCAATATGTGGACGATGGAGCAGGGTTTTATTAACCTGACTCCGGGTCTGGCTACATATGCCCTGCCTACAAATACAATTGATTTGCTTGAGCATGTGATTAGGACTGGACAGAATACAGCATCTACTCAAGCTGATTTGACCATCACACGTATTAGTGTTTCTACTTATGCAACGATTCCTAATAAACTTCAACAAGCTAGGCCAATCCAAGTCTGGATTCAAAGGCTTTCTGGTGAAGTTAACCCAACGTCTTCGTATCTTAGTGGGGCCATTACAGCCACGGCAACGACGATCACGCTTGACACGGTGGTTGGATTAGCTGGATCTGGGTTTATTCGTCTTGGCACAGAAGACATTTACTATACATACATTAGCGGCAATGTTCTTGAGGGCGTATTTCGCGGTCAGAATAATACGACTGCCGCCGCTCAAGCGGATGGCACTGCGGTGTTTGTGCCTCAATTACCTGCCGTAACAGTTTGGCCTACCCCCGACAACTCTGTACCCTATCAATTTGTGTACTGGAGATTGCGCCGGGTTCAAGATGCTGGCGCTGGTGTAGAAACCGCAGACATGAACTTCCGTTTCTTGCCTTGTTTAGTGGCGGGTCTGGCTTACCATATTGCAATTAAGACACCAGATTTAATGCCCCGCATACAAATGCTTAAACAGATCTATGACGAAACTTTTGAGATAGCGGCAGGAGAAGATAGAGAGAAAGCCGCCGTCAGGTTTGTACCAAGGCAAATGTTTATTGGTGGATCCTAATGGGTAATCGATACGCATCAGGCAAAAAAGCGATTGCCATGTGCGACCGCTGTGGGCAACAGTTTTTACTCAAGACGCTTAAGACTGAGATCATTAAGCAACGTAAGTATCAACTTTTGGTTTGCCATGAATGCTGGGATCCAGACCAACCGCAGTTGATGTTGGGAACATTCCCTGTAGATGATCCGCAGGCTTTGCGTAACCCTCGCAAAGATACAACGTATGTTACTTCTGGTGTAAACGTTGGCGGATACACTGCTGGCGGGTCAAGGGACATTCAGTGGGGTTGGAATCCGGTTGGTGGGTCAAAGTTTTTTGATGATGAATTAACACCAAACTACTTGGTGGCAACGACATTTGTTGGTACAGTCACTATATCTTAAGGAGTTTAAACATGGCATATACAAAATCAGCAGACGGAGTTGCTAAAAAAGGTAAGACAGATGCTCAAGTCTTTCCTACCAGCGGCCCTTCTCAGAAAGAAATGATGGGCGGAAAAGGTAAGGGTAAGGGTAAAACCAACTCTGACATGAAGACTATGGGTCGTAACTTGGCAAAAATTGCCGCACAGAAGCGAGGCTAATTATGGCTACATTTAGCAAAAAGATGATGGGTAAAGAAGTTGGCGATGCCAAGGTCTATGCCAAGCCACACACAATGTCTGGCAAGGCTGTAACTGTTTCTGACAGTCCCGGTAGTGGCCCTGATCACAGCGATGCCGGAACAGTCAATATGTCTGTAGGCAACGTTAATCGTCGCGCACAACCAGCGGCTAAAACAACTGGTATCAAAATGCGTGGCGCAGGTGCGGCTACCAAAGGCTTTATGTCTAGAGGCCCAATGGCATGAACTACAGTGAGCTTGTCACGCAGGTAAACGATTACTGCGAGAACTCTTTCCCAACTGTCAACATGGATGTTTTCATCCGTCAGGCGGAACAGCGCATCTATAACACCGCGCAACCTGCTAACTTGAGAAAGAACGTGACAGGCGTATTAACTGTTGGTAATAAATACTTACAGTGTCCTTCAGATTTTTTGTCTGTTTATAGCCTTGCCGTATATCCGTATAACGCTACAACTGCCACAGGAACGTCCGGTCAAAAGACCATTGTGGTGGCTAGTACGACAGGTATTGAAGTGGGTCAGCAGGTTACTGGGACAAACATCGGAACCAATGCGCTGGTTAGAAGCATTGCCAGCACAACCATTACCTTAACTGTTGCTAACAGCGGCACTGTGTCTGGAGCGGTAGTCTTTCAAGGCGATTATCTGTATCTGCTTAACAA